CCGACGCAGTATTCCACACCGCAAACATGCTTGCTTCTCTGTCGTATTCACTAGGTAAAGGTGGAGACTTCCAGGACTTAGCCTTGAATCTTCCCGTGGTGGGTACGATAGACGCAGCGGCGAGAGTTTTAAAACAGGTTTATCCTGTTATCGTTGAGTCCCCGGCTATCCAAGCGGAGCTTGTGCGTATCTCAGAACTCGGTGCTCTCCGTGGTAAAGAAGAGGCACAAAGGTGGGGACTAGGGAAGGTTATCACCGTGTTAGACAGAGCAGGACGGTTAGCGAGGAATAGGATGTTTGATAATCTAGTAAAGCGTAACATTCTCAAAGACACCGACCTTAACCGGAGAGAGTTCATCAACAAAATGGGACAATATAACGAACGCCTAATGTCCTCCATGCAGGCTAGTGCACGAAGTATGTGGTCTCCTTTCGTCGTGGCGGGAACGACGTTTAATCGTAATGCGATACAGAATTTCCTTCTTAGCAAAGCAGGTGAGGCAGTAAACCCACAAGCAGCGTTAAAGATGAGACTATTAAACGGTGCTGCGTTCTTCTCGGCGATGATTGCGGTGCCAATATCGGCGAACATGGCTATTACCGGGACGCCGTGGGGGAGACCCGGAACGGACCCTGGGAAGATTGACTTAGGGTATGACGATAAGGACGGTAGGCATATACAGTTCGACCCGAATCAATTAAACCTTCTAAGAAGAGGTTTCCGTAACCTTGGTGGGCAAGCCTTAGTCCGAGGATTAGACGAAGGTAAAAAAGCGAAGGATATTGGGTATGATATGGTGAAGGACGTACTAATGGGGATAGCTAGACCCTTCGCCGGACCTCCCGTTCGAGCGGCGGTGACGGCGTTTACTGGAAAGACGATTGAGGGGTACCAAGTGGCGAAAGATCCAAATAGTGTAGAGTCGAGGCTAGCCGCTACGGTTAGTCAGTTAAATCCTATGTACTCCGCCATCCAAGAAGGTCGGCAAACTGAGGAGGGTCCGATAAAACATAGCATTGACCGCCTCACCTCCGCCTTCGGGTTTCCCGAGAAGGGTCGCTATCCTCGTCACGAGGAGATTCTAGCAAAAGAACAGGGTAAAAGTGTTGAGGACATGGAATTCGGCGACCGTATTATTGCCGAAGAAGAACACGAAGCTAAGGCACCAAAGTTATCCCCCGAAGCCACCGCCAGGGCAGCGGAGAAGGCGGTTGGTGCTAATATAAAACGAGGGACTGAGGTGCAAAAGACCTTAGAGAAGAAGGATCAACAGTGGTTGGAGAGTAGAAAGTTAATACTACCGGGGTTCGATAATAAATTAGTAGTAGACAAAATAAAGGTGTACCTCACCCCGGCGGAAATGGAAAGGTACACCTCCCTAATCAAAGACTCCTACACCGACGCTATTTCTGTTCTCCGGGATGAGTATGACGACCTAGACTCCGAGGCGCAGAAAGCGTTTTATTCGGAATTGATGACAACTGCGAAGAAGCAGGCGAGGGAGCAGTTGGAGGCGGAGTTGGCCGAGGGAGTTGGTCCAAAAAAGAAGAAGAAACGCTTTAGTATCTTCGGTCCTAATTAACTATATGCCAGAAGGATGGTTTTGGGACGATGATGAACCGCCGGAGGATTGTGACGGTGACGAGGAGGATGATTAATTTAGTTAAAATATGAACCTTAAAGACAAAACTGTTTGCTTCATTGACCACGGCCTTTTCGTAAGTTTCGCCCGCCATTGTGCACCGGCGTTCAAGAAAGCCTTCTATTACAACCCCTGGCAATCCTACGCCGTTCGTAGCCACTCCCTAATCGTCGGCACCGGCTTCGACGAGATAGAATGTATTAAATACCTCTTCCACCACATAGACGAAATCGACCTCTTCGTCTTTCTAGACCTTTACCACTCTGACCTTCAATGTTACCTTGCAGAGCAAGGAGCCAGGGTTTGGGGACCTCGTTGTGGCGAGGAGCTTGAATTGCACCGTTGGGAATTCAAAGAACATCTTAAGCGGATAGGGTTGCCGGTTCAACCCTGCAAACAAGTTATAGGTATCGAGGAACTGCGAAACGTCCTTAAGGAAGAAAAGAACAAATTCATTAAGGCGAGTTTTACCCGTGGAGATATGGAAACGTTCCGTCATGATAGTTACGAACTCTCCGAACCCCACCTTGATGAGATAGAACACCAACTCGGGCCGTTGAAGGGGAATTATGAATTTGTGGTGGAAAGTGAGATACCTAATGCCATTGAGGTTGGTTACGATGGATTTACTATCGATGGTCAGTGGCCTAGTCATGCGATGGTGGCTTATGAGGTGAAGGATGTGGGGATGATAGGAACAGCGATGATGTATAAGGACCTACCGGCTCCGGTGCTTACGACGAATAGTATCCTTACGCCAACATTGAAAGGTTATGGATATAGAGGGTTTTTTTGCATGGAAATTCGTTATGGTAAGGATAAGAGGGCGTATCCGATAGACCCGTGTGCGCGCCTGGGGACTCCGAGCAATGAACTTCTTCAGGTCTTGTTTGACGGTTGGCCAAAGACTCTTTGGGCGGGTGCGGTAGGTAATTGTGTAAGTCCAGGGGTTAGAAAGACGTATGCGGTGGCGGCGGTTATTCATTCGGAACATGCGGTTGATGGTTGGCAGGCACTTCATTACCCGAAAGAGGTTGATCCTTTCGTGAAGTTAAGATTTCACTGTAGGCTTGACGGAGTAGACTATACGGTGCCACAGCCTGTAGGAAATCCCTATCCAGGAGTTGTGTTGGGCGAAGGCAATACCTTAGATCAAGCAGTTGCCCATTGTATAGATAACGCTGCCAAGGTGAAGGGTTTTGGAATACACGTTTCATTGGAGAGTATTAATAAAGCATTAGAGGTGATTAAAGAGGGTGAAAAAGTCGGTTTCAAATTCGGTTACAAACCCATTCCGGCAAACCTCCGCTCGGCTTGAGCCAGTGGTCGACGTCGATGATTTTATGTTCTACGCAGTACTTCGTAGCTCCGGTGATGTTTCTTACGTTCATTTTTCTATAAGCAAGGGTGGAGGATTTTTGCACGGTCTTTATCGAGATTTTTAACGTCTCGGCGACCTCCTTCTGCATTAGTCCATACACCAACATCACTGTAATCTGCTTCTCTCTTTTTGTTAAATGTGGATTCTTCATATCAAGGTTTTATCTTAATAATACCGTTTGCAACGCGGCGTTGAAACTCTTCGGCGGTGAATAAGTATTGACGATTAACCCCATCGCCGCCTTTCATCTCACGACGAACGATTTGTTCGGTTTCTTCCAGGTGACGGATGACTCCGGCGGTTTCCTGCCAGGTTAGGTCGGTTTCAATTAGTTTCTTCACTTCTTTCTCGGATAGAACGCCGTGGTTGTCCTTCATCTTTTCGAGGATCTTCTGTTGGCTTATGGCGAGTTCATTCCGTCCGGCGGAGAGGGATAGTTTGGGCATATTTTCTTCGATGGCGTCAAGGTAGACAAGTCCTCGCATAAGTAGCTCGTCGGTGAAGGTGTGCATTGGTTTATTGGATACGAAATCAAGGAGCATCGCCACCTTGAAGAGTTGGATGTGCTTGGTTCCGACATAACCACCCATAAGAGGATTATCGGGGATGGATTTTTGTTTGTTGACATACCAGGGGATGAAGAACTTTTTACCAGATTCGGTCCATTGGAACTGGGCGATTTGGGTTTTTATATCTCGTAGTCGCTGGAGGACACGTTGCTTAGCAAGTTCTGCTTCAGGTGTAATTGAAATAATCGGTTTAGGCTCTGCTCGATCAATCTCATAGACGTAGATAACCCGACGGGAAAACCCCCCTGATACGACGTCTGCACGGAGATTTCGTATAAGCCAATCGGGGTTTTCACAAGCAAGGATGGTGAGACAAGGATTGATAATGACTTCACTAGATCTCTTAATTGTTGAGCTGTCAAATTTATCTCTGTCATATATGTCGGTTAAAAAGGCTAACATTCTCGATGGCGAATACGCCACGAAGTTCTTAAACTCATTCATGAAGAACGCGTACGGAGCGATTTGGAATACGCTACCGTCAGGTTTCGTGAAGGTCCTCGGGAAGTCATCTGACGCCATGATCTTGACAATATCTTCCGCTGACTGCGTAGATGCTCCAATAGGCAGGTCTGGGTATGCTTCGATAAAGAACTTTTTGGCAAAATCACACGAAGTAGTTTTACCGTTTCCTTGTGGTCCAACCAGCATTGTATAGAGGTTACCGTGAATGGCGATGTCTCCAACATTAAATGCTGCGCGCTTATGTATACACGCACCGAGCAATGTGATGGCAGACCAGAAGATATAATTCCGTGGGATCTCGTAGCAGGAACAGTAGGTGTGATAGTCGTCGAGGAACTCAGGGGAGGACATGGTTTTTTGGTTTTCTTTTTCATGGAATGGTTGCGCCCATTTTATGGGCATGTCGTTATTTTTTCCTGTGAAAGAAATAGTGTGGCTTTCCTTCGTCGTCTTCGATTGTGGCTATGTCGGTAAGGTCGACACAAAGACATGGTATCATTATACCGCCAAGGGTAGGATCACAACATACCGACCCCCTACAACCGGGACGATACATTACGTGAGTAGCTCTACGTTCATGTGTGTTACACCAATAGAGCCAATGGTCTGGAAGTTTTTTGTATTCTGCGTTCATATTTCTCCTATTTTACTCTTTTCATCCAACGCCCAATTCGTCCCGTATGCCCCCGAGAACGGTATCGTGATAGGTAAACCCGCTATGATAAGCGGGTTATCAAAGTAGGATTTAATTTTAGTAATCGCCCAGGCTGTATCGGATATACGAAACTGTCCGACAAGGGCGTCGTGAACTTGATGTAAGGGTTCGATTTTAAGTTTCTTTCCCAGGCGGTTTTCGGGGTCGTGCCAGAGGCGGAATACAGCCAAGTTCGTGGCGTAAGTGGTGTTTTCTTGTGGTTCATTGGCAAGGGCTTGACCGAGGATTTCATTAAATCGTCCGAAGAACATTCTTGTGTGACCACTGGCGGATACAAGTTTAGGGGGGTAGGGTTGTTTACTAAGCTTATCCTGGGTAGCTCGATGCCATTTGTCTGGATGGTAGCGAGCGAATACCGCATCCCGGAAGTTTTTGACGTCGCTACGAGAGAGTATAAGCCTTCCTTCAGATTGGGTGAATATGAGATCAGAGAGACGGTCAACTCCCATGAGGTAGCAGATTCCCCAAATCCCACATTTACACATGAAGTAGTCATAATCATCCTTTTTTACCTCCTTGAGGAGGTCTTTGATTTCGTCTCTTTGTTTTCCTTTGAGAGATTCGTTACCGTGTCGGAGGAGGTAGGCAATGGCGGCGGCGGGTTTAATCTTTGCTTTAAGATCGTCGAGCATAGTATGTTCGCCAAGCGAGTAAAGGTGAGCCCCAACAGTCCACCCGTCTGCACCTGACAAATCGCATTGGAAGAGGTAGTGGCTCGGGTCTGCAACAAATAAGTCTCGCATTCCTTCGTGCAAAGGATGCCCGACGGGCCGGAGTGGGTTATGGTCCGGTATAGTCTGGAGATTGTAACCTGAACCGGTAGGGGAGGTGTAGCATGTAATCCTTCCAGTCTCAGTCCCGACAATGTTATAACCACATCGGATTCGTCCATCACTATCTGCGTGGATTTCCAACATTTGAGAACGTGTTCTGAGTTCAGCGATTGAAATAGCGAGATCGAGGGATTGACGTTGTTTGTCGTTTGTTGCTTTTTTCTGTAACTGTAGGAGTGCTTCGTTATCCGTCGTAAGGGCTTTACTTTTTTTATCATATATTAGGGGGAGTTGGAGTTCTTCGTATAAATACTTCTTCAGCTCCGGCGACTTAGTATTCAACCCTAATTTAAGTGCGGTCGAGATACGGCCGAGTTGTGCCGGACTAAGATCACCGTCACCGAGTAAGACACGCATGATCGGGTCGTAGTCTTCTTGGTATTCGGCTTTAACCTTCGAGGTATCTCGCTTATAGCACATGAAATCCCTAACGAGTCCTCGAAGTACTGTTTTATCAGTCGTGGTAACTCCACGTGACGATAGGGTGTTGAGTTGGTGTTGGAGTTCATAGGTTTGGTTTTTAACAATTTTTAGACGTTGTTTCGCTTGGGCGGAGTCGTAGGAGATTCCTCTGAGTTCCATGTAAAGTAACGGATTAAGTAACGCCACGTTAAATCTATAGTGATCTAACGAACGCCCATGTATCCATTTTGAAAGCTTCTCACTTATTTCATATGTAACGCTAGAGTCTTTACAGCAGTAACGGTGTAGAATTTCAAGGCTCATGGAAAGTTTAATTTAGCTATTCCTGGTAGGTGTTTTTTCACAAACTCATCACGGGCTACAGCCGCTTCTATTGCGGTTTTGAATGTGCCGTGGTATGTTCGCTTACCGTCAATTTGAGTGCTACTTTGATAGCCCTGTGCGGATATACTATATCTAACTCCAATATACCCGGTTGTGTTATTCTTTTGTTTGTCTCTATTGTGGATATTTTGTGAATGAGTTAAGTACCTTAGGTTTTTTCTTGTATTATTTAGTCCATTCCCGTCCTTATGGTCTACTTCGTAACCAGGAATAGGTGGGAGTATTCTACGGTGTAAGTATTCTACAACAGACTTTCCGTTAACATCTCGCTCTATAAACCTGATTGCTTTCCCATCACTACATGACCAAGGACCGGACGAAATAGCATCTTCGTAATCTTCGTCATCTACGAAAGTTACCTCGCCGGTTGTCAACTTTAGTTCTTTCATGTTTTCATCTCCGCTTGTATTCGTTCTTCTTTCCAGTATGGTTCGTTCGTAAAAATTGACGCTAGGAAGCCTAGTCCTTTAGGAAGTTCTGGGTATAATTCCCATGACTTTAACATTGTATCTTCAACACAGCCACGAACGGTTATTCCGTAGCTGAATTGTAAAACAAATCTGTCGTATAAACCGTTTTGAAATATCTTTGGAATGGTTGGATCGGATAACACGCTACAAGTATGCCGCCAAATCAAACACTCATCCGGTAGGTCCCATAAACTCGTACCATCCATTCGGGTGAAGGGAATAATGAATGAGAACGTAGCCGAACTCGCTATAGACAGGCAGGACAACGATCCTACTCCGCCCTCGATATCTACGCTTATGAGAGGTTTTTCGAGTTTTACCTTTCTTAACTCGGCGAGAATTTCGTCTATGGATAGGTTTACGAGCAACCTTCTTTGCGGGAGATTTAGTTCGGGGAACTCGCTTTCTTTTCTTACTTTTTGGCATGCGTCTAGGAGGATTAATGGAATGTATTCGTAGTTTCGGAGTGCAGCGGCGGGGTGGAATGAAGCGACGGCCTTTGTCCCAGGAGATGGTGAATCAAGATGACTAGCAAATAAACTGCCACGCCAATCACTAATAGAGTTAGGAAACACAAACTGCGGTCCCTCTTTCGTCTTGCGTTTAGGAGGACTATCGAGGCTACCACAGCGAAAAGCGTGTAGACTACTACCACCAAGACACCATATAAGATTAGGCTTAAAATTGTGAAGGTCATGTTTTAGTTGTGCGAGTCCGGATTGGATCTCGACTCCGTTCCAGTCGAAGTTGGCGATCTTGTTTCCAGGTGGTTGGTGTTGGCAAATATTTCCCACAAAGCACGCATCTCGGAGTAGCTTCGCGTGGTCGAGTATTTTGTTGAGTTCCCGACCAGAAGCACCGAAGAATGGGATACCGGAGGAGATTTCGTCGCTTCCTGGGGCTTCGCCGATGATGGCGAGGCGGTATGGGGTGTTGGTGATGATTGGGAAGACGTTTTTAACAGTTTTGTTACAAAGATGAGAAGGTTCATAGGTGGAGGGAGAGTCGCCGACAAGGTCGGCAAATTCGTCGTTATGTGGCATTGTCGTTTAAGTGATTAATGATTGCTATGAGGATGGACTCCCGCTCCGTAAGGGCAAGGTCGTCATAGAGGACGGGTTGCCCACGAGGGTTTTTATCCGGGTCGAACATAATGATGGAGACGATGGTTCGATTACGGTAGAGGATTTCGAAGTATATGCGCCCGTGAGGGGCGGTGATGACGTAGGTGATGGGCATAGGTGTTTTAGTGGGGTCATTTGAGTCTAGCTGTTTCTAATAGCTAACTTAGCTTTGAGTAAACTATTAAAATATCCAAGATGGAGGTTCTTGCAAACCGGCTTACCCATCCAAACCTGAGCTACATACTTCTTGGATTTATTGTGTTTAGCTAGGTATATGTTTTTTATTCCTGTTGCGCTCATTTATTTAAATATACTGTTAGGATTAAGGCCGAGGTAGTATTTCTTAAAGTTTTCTAACAAGGCGTTATAATGGTCCTCTTGTTTTTCACAACAGATGACGTTACGTTCCTGTCTCATTAACTCTAAAGCGATAGAACCCCTCCCGGCAAACGGCTCAAGAAATAACTGGCCTTTAATGGACACCGCGTCTGCAAGTTGCTGCGTAATTGCGTACGGCTTCGAAAAAGGGTGCCCAGTCTCATTCTTAGCACTTTCTGCGGACGACTGAATAATCGAAGATGGGAGTCCAGTAACAAGAGTAGTTCCAGGTTTGCGGCAGAGCATGAGTATTTCATAGTTTTTGGTTGAGTTGTAGGCGGCGCATTGGTTCATTGCGGTGGTTTTGTGCCAGATGAAGGGCCAACGTTGGACTTGCCAGCCGGATTTAGTGGCGAGGTCGTACATAAACTGCCATTGCATAATGTCACAGTAGGTGATGAGGAAGGACTTTTCTTTTGTGCATTTGTAAGCGGCGGGGAAGAATTGTTCCATGAGGTGCATGTTTTCTTCCACGTCGTGTTCTTCTTTTACACGGTCGAGGTCGGAGAGTCCGCCGTGTTCATTGTTTTGGTTCAACATGTCCATGTTGATACCGTAGGGGATGTCGGTGATGATGTGGTCAAAGAGACCGGCGGAGGCGGGGTCTAGCATGTAGTCGATGCAGGATACGTGAAATAAACGATTAGAAAGGTATATCGTTTGCTCGTGCTGTTGGAGAAGCTGTTGACGGGATTTCCAATAATCCTCAAACGAACCCTTATTCATCGGGTTCGACTCATACTGCCTTCTTTTCTCCTCCAAAAGGTCCGGCGAGGCGGATATTTGCTTTGTCTCAACCACCATCTGGTCCATCACATCGACTACAGCCTGCGGAACCGAGGCGGTCTTTTTGGCGAGGACCGCCAGGGCGATTGATTCTTGTTCACCGAGGTAGCCGACACGGTGGGCTTCGGCGACGGATTTGAAGTCGGCGTAGATGACTTTTTGTTTCTTTAGGTCCTCAGGGGTCATCCTCGATTGCTCTTCAAGTTTCTTGCCGATGATGAGGGTGTAGTTTAGGGCACCTTTGGATTGGCCGAAGAGTTCCGCTGCGAGACGGGTGTTCCATTCTTTGTCTTTGTCCAAGGCGGATTCACGAATTCTTTGGCGATGTATTTTAAGGATAGCTAAACACTCCTCTTGCCAGGAAAAGGATTTACGTATGATGTTTTCTAGTGCCTCCAATTCTAATCTTTGTCCTTCCGATAAAGTCTCATAAAGACAAAAGTCAATATGCTCCAGATTAAGTTCAATATGAGCACACAACCTACGATGACCAGATATGAGTTCATTCTTTTGGTTGATCGTGATTGGTTGCAAAAGGCCGAAGGTTTTGATTGATTGTTTAAGGGACGATAAGTCCCCGTAGTCCTTTCGCATCCGTTCGGGGATGATGACGGATTTGACGGGTATGGTTTGTCGGTTCATTCGGCTTTATCTAGGGTTATTATGGTCCAACGTTCGCCGGTTTCGAAGTGAAGCTGTAAAGCTTTTTGCGTCGCTTCTAGTTTGCTAAAGTAGTAGAAAGGACGAAGTTCGTCTATTTCAGGGTCGGACTGGCCGTGGCCAGATGTCTTTAGCTCATAACGGACTAAAATGTAGATTTTATCACTCATTCGGCCACTCCCCCCTCTCTACCATGTGGGCGATAATCGCATAGTTACAAATATCCCTAAACGTATCCTCGATCGACTCATTCGCCGCTTTGGAGCGTCGGCTTTTGTTGAAGAGGGTTTTTAACCGCTCGTGTTTGTCATTCATACGAACCACGACGCCGAAGGTGCCGAATCCGCTAATGTTCTTGGGGCCGTAATCAGACTGTTTTCTATCCATAAGTAACGCATTAGCTAAGGCATACCGGATGAAGGTCTTCGCCGCCGGAGTTTTTATTCCTAACTGTTCCGCCATGTCGGTGGGTAGATGGCCTACTCGGTCGAGGTCGTCTTTAAATTTATTACTCATTGTGGTTTAAATGGTTCCGCCCAATTATTGGGCGCGTGGGGATTGGACCCACACACCCTTTGAGCGAGTTATTCGTTAATTCCCCGGAATAGTCGGTGTTACTTGGGTCCCTTCAGGGAACCCCGCCGATGCCTTTTTGATTGACGTCCTACCGGACAGTATCTCACCCTCCGCCATCGCCGGATTGTCAATAAACGACCGGAACGAGATACTCTTCGCCCGTTCAACTCCGAAGATCGACTTGATCCAAAGGCCGAGGTTGCGTTTAATGTCCTCGGTGGTGTAGTTTTCGGTAGGAGTGATAGCGCAGACTTGGTTTAACGAGAAACCTTCCCTGGCGGTCTTGCCGTCTTTGAAGCGGGCTTCTTTTTCGAGACGGAGTTTGAGTTGGATGTATTGGTTGCCTTTTTCTTCGTTCTTCTTCGTCTCCGCCTTGACAACCTTCCAAGGGAGAAGCTGGTCGGGAAGGAGAACAGGGTAGGATGTGTCATACCCTCCGGCAGACTCGGAGAAGGGGTCGACTTCGGTGAGGTTTTCATGGTGTTCGGGACTAAGGTTTATACGTAGCATATGTTTTATGTTTGATTTTACTGATTGTTTTGTTTGGTTTGTCTATTATCCTTAGACATTAGGTCTAAGAAATTAGTTTTCGTATAATTTTTCGTGCTTGTTGTAGGCAACGTAAGTGTAAGTAGCTTTCTTTAAGGCTACCCGACTCTCGAAATTGTCTTTCTGGTTCGTGACGCGGATCGCTACTATAAAACATTTGTTTACCACAAAGAAAACAGCGGACAGGTCTTTTCATACTCCTCCTAGTTGGTCAGGTGTATCCTTCCCGAAGGGCGATGCGTCGATGGTGTTCATCATTTCTTCCGTGTGCATCATCGTTACGAGGTTGATTAATTCATCCCGGCTGTATTGGTTAAACTCTTCGAGATAAAGGTGGGACACCATGTCTTGAAGGGCGGGTTTGTCGAACCCTCCCCCGGCGGCGAGGATGGGTTTGATGTCGTATTGGACTTTGTAGGTGGAGCGTTTAGCTTTTTCTACTAATAGTTCCAAGTGAGATTTCGTTTGAAGTTTGGGGTTGTATTTGAACTTCGACATTGCGTCTTTGATGATAGCGGAGCGTTTTTGTGGGTCCATGTTAATCGTATATTTTTGGTTGTGGGTTTCCAGTAATATCCCGAAGTCCTTTACATTCGGGAAAGTCTACACATCCCATGAAAGGTTCGTTATCCATTCTCCGTCGGCGAAGCTTCATTGGCTCACCACATTCCGGGCAGTCAAACGTAGCTACACGTTTACGCAGTTCTTCGTCAGCAGAAGGACCGCCTACTTTTTCGGCGAATGGGTCTGGTTTGAGGCGGCTAATTATACCTTTGAGCTCACGTACTTCTTCTAGGATTCGTTCGAGGAATTGTCGATGTTCTATGTCGTTCATATGTTGAATATTAGCTCTTTACTTGCCCTAGTTATCGCAGTGTATCTCCATCTCTTCATGTCCCAGATATGAGGTGGAAACCATTCGTCCCATACTAGCACCTTACCCCATTCGCTACCTTGTGACTTATGACACGTAATCGCATACCCGTAATCACAATACACAACCTCCTTCGGAACGAACACCTTCTTCTCATCGAAGGTTGAATCCCGGAATGGGTTACACCAGATAGGGAGATACCAGAGTTTGTTCAACTCGTCCCGGCATTCGGTTTTCCAACGGAAACCGTTGCAGTCGGTTATCTTTTCGACTTTAAAAATCATACCGTTGAACACGCCGAAGGATGTATTATTCCTTAGGCATATCAACTTATCCCCCTCCACGATATCCCTTAGCGGATATTTAAGATACCGCCGAATCTTCTCATTGAAAGACTTCCTCGTAAGGTTCTTCGCGCAGATTACCTGGTCACATGAGAGGAACTCCGGCGAGGAGAGTTCCTTACGGCGGACGATTAACCCGTCACGGGATTGGTAGACTGGAGGACCGCCCTGACGGATTACATTTGCGAAGGCGATTATAGGACTTTGTTCGGCTTGGCGGTGTATTTTCGACAGAACGAAGTTCGGCTGTTTCATAAGGTTCGGGTTGTCTCCAACCGGCTCTAATTGCCCCGGATCGCCGACGAAGAGGTATTTCTTCCCGTAAGATAGTAACGTTTCGTAAAGCTCCCGTGAGATCATGCTCGCTTCATCTACTATCACCAAATCGGGATCGTCGATCATTTGTAACTTTCGCTCGAAGGTAACTTCATGTGTTTTCGGGTCTTCAATCACATCATAACAACGGCTATGTATCGTCGTTGCTTGGATACCTTTCTTCTGCAAAACGTTCACAGCCTTACCTGTGAACGCCATCGTTGCTATTGAGTACTTTTTCGATAGCTCTTTGATGATGTATTTGATAAGAGTAGTCTTACCCGTTCCAGCGTAGCCACCTAATTTGAAGAGGTCTCTAGGGTCGTCCTCCATGAAAGACATGATCAACTCCGCCGCTTGGGTTTGTTCTTGTGTCAACTGTATCTCCGGCAGTCTTGGCGGAGGAGGTGTAACGGAACCTTGGCTCCCCAGCGGAGCTGGCGGTGGGCTACTTCCCGATTCGAGAGAGTCCTCGAATTCGAGTGCTTCAATCCGGTCCATTCGGTCGCCACCGAGCTGGCGGCGGTAGTGTTTGATAATCATCAACCCCTCCATGGCTTCGTTGTCTAACAATGTAGGTACGTTAGCGAGGAGCCTACCCGCGTAGGCGTGTGAAGCGTTGAATCCAACGTCGTCCCGTTCGTGAGCGCCGTCACAGCGTTCGGCAAGGGTTTTAAGTGCTGAATGTATCTCCATCTTCAAGACTGGACTCATATCTTTCCTTTCAGGTATGGTTCAATCGTTGCGAACTCCTTCCCCTTCGGCAATTCTATCGTCGCGGGCATTCCTACCGAGTTCTTCAAATGTTCACATTTCGGATGCCTTGTAGTCTGTAACTCCGTTACCAACGTTCCTCCAGGTCCAGCTTTAACCTCCAACCTCCATACATCCGTAAAGAACGCACCGATAATATCCCCCACCTTCCCCTGGAAGAACGGTTCATACCCTAACACCCTCTCCTTCATAATGTTCTGCCCGTCCGGCTCCACGAGCTTGACCTCGTGACACGAACATAATACCGTCTTGTTAATCTGTTCCAACTTGGATACAAGAAGAATGTATGCGAATGATTTAAATGGAGACCAATCGCGGGCTTCCATTTCGTATACCTTCTTTGCTTTGTTCTGTAATCGTAATACATGACGTATGATGAACTCATTAACATGGGATAAAGAGTCTAGGAAGTAGGTTCGGTATATTTTATATTTGTCCTGCTCCTTAGCGATAAGACCGAGGCTATCTACTAAAGCACCGTAGCAGTCTTCAATCTCACGCATAAGTCCGGCGTCATTATACCGGATAGAGTCGTAGGAGTATTTGAGGTTAGGGAATCCGTTCGCTCGTAGCCAACGATCAGGGCCGTCGAGGTTACGGTCGCAGTCACCGACGAGGAGGTCCGGCCATTGGAGACCGAAGGTTGTTTTATGACTCCCTGGTGGGCCAATTAGTAATATCTTTAGCGGTGAGGCGGTCTTCGGTGCCTCCGGTGTGGATTGCTTTATCATTGTTTTGTGCCTTTTTGTTTTTTGGTTTCGCCCATTTAATGGGCATGACTAAATCTTATTGCTTTGGTTCGGTTGATTCGTGTAACGGAGACCATGTGTTATCGGTATATAGCCCACTAGCTAACATCGTTCCTCGGTCGTCCTTGGCGAGGGTGCAAATGTCGAAGTAAGGACAGCGACCGAACAAGGTGCAATAAGTGGTTTCCTCGGGCATATACCCGCGAGAATAATGCCAAAAGAACGCTTCGAGGAGTTCGATAGTGTTAGTTTTCCACTCTTCAAGCATACCAGGATAGGTGTAATACTTCTCCCGCTGGAGGGATTCGGTCCACCAGGTTTCGGGATTTAGTTTCCCTTGCTTTCTCGTCGGGTCGTTAACATAAAGCGGAGGTTCCTTTGTGCGGATAGCGTTGATGAAGTATCCTGTGATTTTAATGTCAACATCCGTCCCTTTGGTAAGCTCGCTAAACGCCCAACAATATCCCTTTTGTTGTGCGCTTCGCTTCATTCGGTCGAAGAACGACCCACCGAGCATAGAGGAGGTTTTGTGGTCGCCGATCCAGACTTCTTTATTTACAATAGAGGGTAGGTCGATTCGTCCGGTGTAGATAACTGGGATTTCTCCTAGCGAGGATTTGTGAGTGTAAAGAGGTAGGGTAAACGGAAGCTCGATTAGCGGTTTTAGATCAGGTCCGTAGAGTAGGTTAAACTCCTCGATTGGATACTTTGCCATGTAACGTTTCATCGTCTCCAAAGCCCAGTTAGGGGTCCGCCAGTCGTCCACAGGGGAAGGATGGGAGTCGAAGAAGGATTGAATAATAGTGGATAGTTCATTCCAGAAGTCCGGTCCGACCTCGCCGACTCCGTATTTGCGATAGCGGTGTTCGAGACATAGGTGAATACAAGAGCCGAAATTGAGGGAAGGCTTTTCACCCGCTGCTATCCTTCTATACAAGGCTTTATACTCTATTAAGCGATGACACGACTGAAGCCCTTCTAACCAGCCAGAGTTGTCTACAAACAATGCGCCATCCGTTAATGGTAATGGAGGTAAGTTCATGGAAGTGTGGGACCAATAAAAGAGGGGTCTTTCGTTAGATCATTGAGACAAGCGAACTCGTCATGTAGCTTTAGTGCTAGCACGTTGTAAGCCATAGCTGCCTGGAACTCTGTTTTATGGGCTGACTGATGTTTCACACCGTTACAGCTAATACTCATTAGCCAGGGGTTTTTTATTCCAGGGCGGTTATCCTTAGACTTGAGTGGTGAAGGAAGGGTTAGCGATTAGCGGGGTAGGCGGAGGTGGAGGTTGGGTAGGTGTTTTTGGAGCTGTGCAGGATGTGAGTATGATAAACACCGCGTATTTGGTTGCGCTCATTGGGTTGGCTCCCCGCATAGTTCGTCGTAACTACCAGACCATCCCCCATCCCAAAACTCTCTGAGGCTTATGCCTTTTGGATATGGGTTCTGGTCGCGTCGATACCCCTGCGACCCGGCCCACTCTCCCTTTGCAAAAGCTTGCTCGTTCGTATCTCCGTCCTCCGCAGTCACGCAATTATTTAATAATTCAATGCTCATTGGGTTGGCTCCTGTTTGGTTAGGGATTCAAGCTCGGTCATGTGTCGTTTAAGGTGTGGGACCGTCCAAGCAACTTCCTCGTCGTGACACGCAAGCACAATCTGTTCAACTAAATCCCATACTGGCCACTCCGTATCTGAACCACATGCTTTGACCAACTCCCGCCTGTGGATGAAGTCGGGCGATGGGGTGGATGCGAGGGCTTTGTAATATGTGTCACGCCCTAGTTTTGCTGCCTTCTGCCAGTCAATGGTTTCCTTAGTCCAGTCTCCACAGCCAGCATTACAAATAATCGTCCAAAGGAACTCGGAGCAATCCCTCAGTTGCGCCACCTGCTTCTGCGATTCCTCAAGCTTTCCTTCCAGTTGGGCAATGTGTTCCCGCTGACCGGCCATCTTTGCGGCGGCGTAGTTCGTGGCTTTGGTTTCTTCCTCAAGCTGCTTTTCCAACTCCTTAATTTTCAACTCCGCTGGCACGAAGTTGGCCTTTTCACGCCGCCATGGAAGCTGGCGTTGTGCTTCCTCTAGCTGTGTGCGTAGCTTACCTACCTCTCCCAACACGCTTTCTCTTTGTCCTTCTTCGTTATTCATAACAAATCTCCAAACTCTTTCTCCATTGCCTTCGGCGGTTGTTCCACCTTCTCCGTTACCTCACTCGTTTCCTTTCTTGTCGTCGCTCGGAACGTCTGTGCACTCCTTCGATTCTGCTGAAGAAACGCGACGAACGCCCTTAGTTCGTTTTCCGGCATGTTTTCCATTTGAATCGGAGTCAACCCCAGGAGAGGGTCGTCCGGGGAGGTTTCGATAGGAGGTGGCGTCTCGGACAAGGGATTCGTATTCATTGATTGGTAGTATCTTAACGTTGGTAACAAAAGTTTCAAATTCTTCACACTGTGTATAATCCTTTATGTCCCTACTCCGCAACTCGGCGCAGAGCTTTTTCCACAGGTGGCCGACGACGTAGGTGAACGTCCCCAACTGAGGACGCAAAAGGCGAAGGTATAAGACATCCTCCGAGGCGATCCAGGCGTGGATACGTTCGCTGTTAGCGTCACGAGGATAGGGTGATTCAAATTTGGGTGGTTCTTTTTCTTCGGTGATCATATTGTTAAAAGTAAAAAGGACAGGCTACGGGGTCTACCCTGTCCAAAGGGGGGTGAAAGGTAAGCACGGTAACAAGGAGTAAATACCGCCACTCCGGCCCCTAATCTTCATACTCTTTACGCTGCCATCGCGTCGATCTCCTGCGCCGACTTCCAATCCTGGAACTCCTTCAACAACCATCCCAGGGCCTCGGCGTCCTTGTCGGACACTTCGACGGATTCGGTCTTGCCCGTGGGTTTCTTCGTCGTCGGGTCGAGCACCTCAAAGGTGCCCTTAAACATTTTGGTAACATCCCCGGAGGCGGTGAACGTCTTACCAATCTTCGAGAGGTAGTTAGCGTTGGCCTTCTCGATAGTCCCGTTGGCGATAATCCTGGCGGCGGTGAGCTTATACTTCGCAGCCAGTTTCTTCGGTCCGGTCGCCTTGGAAGCGGTGGCCTTCGCGTCGAACGGAATCCCGGCAGCGGCCTGTTCCGCCATCGGCTGGAACGAGGCGAGGGCTTCTTCCTCACTTGCGAACTTTCCCTGTTCCACCAGGGTTGAGAGAACACGGTTGTAATAATCCGCCTCACTCTCGTTATACTTCGTAACAGGTTCGCCGTCCTTCACCACGGGCTTTTTGTCCTTCCCGAGAACAGGTTCGGTCGACCGTTCAATCCCGGTCTTGGCCTCGACTCCCTCGATACCCGTAATGTTCTTCTCCGCATCCGCCTTACGCCCATGCAGGAACTCATCACGAAACACGGCGAGACTACCGCGATAGATGATGTTATTAATCGCCTCGGCGAGACACGCCCCGACCTTATCCGCGTTCTTGTCGAACTCCTCTGTGCTTCCAGGGACCTCGAAGGGAACCGAATGGCCGAGTGATTTGAAGTTTTGTTGTTGCATACTTTTTTGTAGGTGTTAACACTAATCAGAGGAGGTTGGTTTTCCGCCATCCTCTCGTGGCGGTTCGGACGAAAAGGCGTCCGAGTCCTTTTGCAGAGATTTTTGACTCTCTGAAATTGTTTGTTCTAGGGTTTGCTCGATATAACCTGGACTACTTCTTATCCAATCGTAGCAATCATGGCAAAGGTGGTCAAGGAAGACGTTTTGCGGTTCACAACAGGCGTCGTTTAGAAAGGACTTTATTTTGATCCTTTTTTGCTGGTATTCTTCTCTATTCATAACCACCCCTTGCTTCATAACACCTCCTCAAACTCTTCAAACATCTTCACCATCGCCTTCAACCTCGCCTGGGACACGGTGGCGACGTTATCCATCGCCCGGTCGAGGTCTGACTCCTGTGAAATGTCGTCCTTTTGGAACCATTGCAGATGTGCGAAGAGAATCTTCCCCGCCGATGTCTCTATCGCAACGATTATACCATTCGTAGCAACCGCCAACCCGGCGAAGGTTCTGTCTAATCCGTTAATACTCCCAACAACAGGGCGAGCCAACAACCTCCACGTAGCGACTGGTCTCGGCAACATCAGTCCGTGATAAAGAACGAATCCGGTTAGCGAGTCGTAATGCTGCGATGGGTGATGTGGGATAGAAATTGGTGGGTTATTCATTCTAAATACCCTTCCTTTTTCAGAACGTTAACCGCTTCTTCCACTGTTTCGTGGTAACTAACACCCCCATAAACTTCATCTCGATCAACCCTAACAGACCATTGTTCGCTAGGGTATGGATCATCAATAAGTGGTGGTTCTGCTTCTATACGGAACCACCTTAATGGATGCCCTATTATAATACTCATGCGCAATACCTCGGAAATTCCAACTCCTGCGTCTTCAAACACTCCGCTGCCATAAGACGAAGATACTCAAAGTCCTCGGCTACATCGCCTTTGGCGATAGCGGTGATAAAGTCTGTGTAGAGCCTATCTTCTGCTCCGTGTGCTCTTTCGTAGTCGCCTTCGTTGTCTATGGTTCGAATCTCATCAACCTTCCATTGTATTTCATCGAATGTTAACATAATTTTCCTTTCAAGAAAAGGTCATGCCCATTTATTGGGCATGACCCATTATATCATCACATCACGCACTAAACACTCCAACACTAATCTTATACCTCCCATCCCCTTCCATCTCGGCGCGGTTGCAATCACACCTCGGCGTGGCTTCTTCGGCGGTTAACAACACCGCATTGAACGCCTGCAACGCCTCCAGGGAGCTATCGACGCCGGAGACGTAGACTTCCCACAGTTTGAGGGATTCGTCGTATTCGAATGTTACTTTGGTTGGCATAGGGTTACTCCAGGTTATTGAAAGAGTCTACCGCATCGGTCAAGAACCCATTAATCTCATCCATCGTATCAATGGCAGACTGCATTGCTTCTCCCTTATCACTATTCTGCAACCCTTCGGGCATGTTATCTAGCGAGGATTGATTCTCGTCGAGCACGTCGCCGACCGTGGCTAGTGCTTGTTCGACTTGTTTCTGTGCGATGTCTAACTTTTTCCTTTGCTCTGCGTTCATGGTGTTTTACCTTGTTGTTTTTGTTTTTCCGACTGGCGAATCTGTTGAACCTTACACAACCACTCCTGATCCGCCTTGTAGGATTGGTTGTAAATTTCATGCTTTTTACTTCTTTCGATTCGATGACGAAGAGGGGAGGCGGGATAGAACCGCACTCCCTTACTAACCGCTATGGCTTTCTTTGCCATTGTTACTCGCTTTGGGTTGCTTCGTTCGGGACCGTTTCCGCAACCTGAGCGTTCGGCTGGGTCGCAGGCTCGCTACCTTCTCCACTCTCACCCTCACCATTCGTATACGTTTTCCCACTAACCGCTCCTTTAACCTTCGTAAGGCCGAGGTCTTTCATTTCTTGTTCTCTAGCCTTGCGACGTTCTTTCTTCTGCTGTGCCTGCTTAGCTGGCTTAGCAAGATAGTTGCCGCGAAGTCATTGTATATCATAACCGCACCCCATTCATCCTCGCAAACGCCACCGTTTTCTGCCAATCATAACGGGGCTGGCGAGCATCCGCGATGTCCTGGACATACCGCATACTCTTCTCATCCAGGAACTTTGCTAATTCATAGGACGGACTGCTTGGCAGCATAGCTGCCGGGACCGTTGCCATTCTTGCCGCGCCGTTGACTTCTTTGACAAATGGCCTTGGCTGTTCTTCTTTCCCAGTGATAGGACCGTGAACCATCCCAGGCGCAGCTTCGGCAAATGTCTTATAATAAGACCTTTTCCCGTGCCTTTCACGATACTCTTTATCAATCCTACTATCCAACTCTTGCCTGTCCTTATCGGGTATTTGTATTTTCACTTGTTTTTACCTTTCATTCCATGAAGTGAAAAATAGAAACCAGAACCTTATCCCAATAAGATCCTGCTCTCTTCCTATCTTCCACTCTCATGCTCCTTAGATCCTAGCAGCTTGGCCGCCCAGGGTCAACCCCAATCTTTCTAATAGTCATCATTAGCCCACCTAATCCTTATCCTCCTCCCTCCCGGCATTAGGCCGCCTAATATAAGCCCTTCTAATCCCTCCCATTAGGCCGCCTTAATACCTCGCTACCTTCCTCCCCTCATGGTAGGTAAAAACCTCCCTTGCTTCCGCTCTTGCCTTATGCTATATTAGTGGTCTATGAATAATACTAATAACGATCCATTCGATAACCCCGATCTACTTTCCGAAATTACCTCTAGTGATAAAGAAAAAGTAGAACAACCCAAACCCGAAATTCCAAAAGATCGACCTCCTATTGTAATTACCACTAAATCCGGCGAGGTCCTAACCGAAGTTTTCCCTGGCGAGAGCCAATCTTCTCAACCTCAACGTCCCCTTCTCGGTCGTTCAATGCGACCATCCATGAACGAGGCTAACTTCTATCGTTACGAACCCTACATCGCTCTAGCCTGTAAAGGTTCCTACAGAATCTTCCCTCGGCGAGAGAGGATAACCCGCACCGGGGAAGGTGTAACCGCTCATACCTTCGCTAACAACTTCCGCGATGCTAAAAAAGCTTACTGCCGCTTTTCCTACCCTTCCACTCTCATCCCATCCTCCTTCGATCCTCGTGAAATTATCGCCACCGAGGACATTGACGGAGAATCTGTAAACGTAGTGAATAAGGAAACCGCTAAGATTCTATCCGCCGAAGAAATCACCTCTTTCCTCTCCAACCATTCCTGGCCTGAGCCGGAATCACTCTAATCTTTAAAAGGAAGCAAGGACGACCGACCGACCGAAGGGAGGATTGGACGAACGAACGTGCCGATCCTCCCCTATCTCAAGGGAGGCTTACTCCACTCTACTCCACCCTATCCGAAGGAGGTGACGTGCCCAATACCCCCTCTATATATATATTACTTTTTTTTTTTTTTTACTATATAGATCTGGGGGGTATTAATGATATGTCATAAGGATTAGGCATAGAGTTACGGGAATATATTAGATCCTGAGATCCACCGTATCCCGATAGGGGGGATAGGGGACGTTCGTTCGTCCATCTTTGCTAGCTTGCTTTAGTTCGTCCTTTCGTCCACAAACAAAGCAGCGTAGCGCGGCGAGGGAGGAGAAACGAGGCGGAGACGAAGAGACGAAAGAAATGCAGCGTGGCGGCGAAGAGGAGGAAGAAAGAGACAGAGAGGTGGGAGAAGTAAAGTAAAGGTGATGCCCAAATAATGGGCGCGACCGGGAAAAACGAGGACAAAAAAGAGGTCCGGGTTTGCTGTCCCCGGACCCTGGTCTAGTTACTGGTGTAGTAGAGTTGTATCACCATGAGGAAGAGGAAGATTAGAAATTCCTCGTTGCTCATCGCTTTGGTGCTCCCATGTCGGGAGGTTCAACCCCCTCGGGAAGGATCGCTATCGAGCGGAGGACCAGTTCCTCCGCCTTGTCTGCCTCTGCATCGCTAAGCTGCATCTGCTCGCAGAACTGAGTATTGAGAACCGGCGGGCCGCCGCCCCTGCGGATCTCTAGCTCGATGCTGAACGGTCCGGTCTGCTTGGCCGGGAACCTGAATTTATACTGTATTGATTTTAACATAGGATTATGTGGGGCTTAGTCACTCCGCCCCGTGTTTTCTACTTCTTGCCCTTGGGAGGCTCGGTCGCAAGACTCATTAGGCGGTCATACTCCCTTGCGGTCGCGTCCTTACCCGCTTCGCTCTTGGTGACATACCCGAACTTCTCACCCCATTGGCGGACCGCTGAATGGTTCCCAAGCCAACCGCTAGCCCTAGAGACATCCGCCTTATCCGCCTTGCCTTCCATGGCAAGGTCGATGCACAACGCGCAAGCCTTCTCGCCCTCGGCCTTGCCGTACTTCCCGGTCTCGCCCATCGTCTTGATCAGGCAATGGGCCTTGATCTCAACTTCTGTCATTTTATCTGCCATAACTTTTACTTCGGCGGCCAACCTTCTGGGATAGCTCTCACCGATGCCTCTAGCTTCGCATAGCCTAGGGTAGATTGCAACAGGAACTATTACGGATGCCTGGGTCCGTACTACTACGGATGACCCGCCCGTAGGCCGGGGTCCCCCCACTTTGCGAGGGGTGAGTGCGCGGGAGATGCCCACCTAATAACCGGAGCATTTGGGATAAAGCCTCCGCACATTCGGATATTTGGATCTTGAGGGATTCGTACCTTCTCAAAATGCCCTAGGAGCGATTAGGCGATATGTAGGATAGGGGGAGAGGATTAAAATCGCATGGCGGGCCATTTGCGGGGCGGCGTAGGGCCTTGTAGGGGAAGGATTTGAAGGGCCGGGGATGGGGAGGGTAGCGAGGGAGGAAGGGAGGGGGATCTCCAGGGGCGGGAAAGACCCCGTTGCTTTCGAGGGGGGAAGTAGGATAAGATATGGAGAATGGTAGAAAGAGAACGAGACCTGGAGACGACGGGGGATAAGGATCTAAAAGATCGCCAGTCGGATTATGTTCAGGAAACCTTACGGAGTCTCGGTCCGACCGCCAAGCGGATAATGCTCGCCCAACCGTTAAATCCATTCGTTCGTCTTGAAATCAAGATCCTACCCCGAGGAAAGATGTTTTAATGTTTGAAGATTTGTTCATCCGGGACGAAGTCCGCGAGCCTTGCGAACAGGCGACAAGTACAGAGTCCTGCCCAAAGAATGGGCATGACCAGGAGATACTAACGGATGTTCCGCAACCACAAGGAATGACGCCGCTTCTTTACAATAGGAAACCACCACAATATGTTAGACAACAAGAGTTACCCTGGCATCGAATCGCTCTTGAAAAAGCTGCGAAAGGCTTCACGGCCCGAGAGATTGCAGATGAGCTTGGTTGTTCACCGACAGCAGTTCAAGATATTTTGCGACAGCCGCAGTACCAACAAACCCAAACCGAGCTAATCAAGAGAGAGGCGGACGAGGACCGCGAAGTCTACGAGGTAATCAAAACGAATGTCGTCTCAGCGGTTAAGACTCTAAAGGATATAATGAACGATAAGAATCAGAGCGCAGCGTATCGGATTGCGGCGTGTAAGGAATTGCTAGACCGCCGCTACGGGAAACCGAATCAACCGATGAATCGTAACACTGACGTCGACCTTTCGCAATTATCCGATGCAGAGTTAACAAAGTTAGCGTTTCAGAACTAGTCTATGAAGAATTATAAATACGCAAAACTTGCATACGAAGCTTATTGTGCTAGTCGGGACTGGAAGTCAGTTAAAGGTGATCCCCTTCCTCACTTCGAGCAACAATCTAAAGAATTACAAGACGCCTGGTGGGAAGCGGCAAACGCCGTGCTAACCGAGCTACAGATGATAACTAGTATAGGATGAACGACACCGAACTAACAATCCCGATTGAGGAAGTAGCGGAGAGGAACAACCCCGCCGCCGCGATTCTCGTTCGCAAAAGGATTCGTCGTTCCTTGTATGACTGGTGCCGCTATGTCGAATCGAAGAAAAAACAAACCCCCGCGAAACATCATGAACTTATTATCGACGTCCTTGAAAAGGTTACCCGTAGGGAACTCCGAAACGTTATCCTGCTCATGCCACCCGGCGCAGCTAAGTCCACGTACACTTCAATCGACTTCCCTCCGTGGTACATGGCACAACACCCAACTCACCTTATCCTTGCTTGTTCTTACTCCTACTCCCTCATCGAAGGATTTGGGCGTCAATGCCGCGACCTCATAGACCTTTATGAAAGCGACCTTGGTTACTCCCTCTCGAAGTCCGCTGCCGCCTCCGGCGACTGGCGCATCTCTCAAGGCGGAGGATACTTCTGTGCCGGTGTGGGGTCCGGCATCGCTGGTCACCGTGCCGACCTGGGATTTATTGATGATTACCTGGGTTCCGAACAAGACGCAGACTCGGAGACTATCCGGAACCAGCAGTGGAAATGGTACCATAACGACTTCTGGCCGCGATTGAAGCCGAACGCGTGTCAGGTAATCATTGCTAACCGTCGCCATGAGGAAGATCTCGTAGGTAAACTCCTAAAGAGCGAACCCTCCAACTGGACCGTCATCCGCCTTCCATACTTCGCCGAAGAAAACGACCCGCTCGGCCGTCCTTGTGGTGTACGCTATAACAAAGAAACAGAACAAACAGACTATGACCTCAGCTCGCGTTTGTGGCCCGATTGGTTCGATGAGAAACATGCAAAAACGGTGCTCTCGAAAGATGCCCGCGTGCTTGCTGGACTATTCCAACAGCGGCCAAGTCCTGAGGAAGGAAACTTTTTCCGCCGAGGTATGCTTGTCGGATACACAATGGATGATCTTACCACTGCCACGAAGAACGGGTTACGATACTATGTGGGTGCGGATTACGCCGTGAGGAAAGGGCAGGAGAATGATAGGACGTGCTTCATCGTCGGCGGGGTTGATTCGATGAATCGTCTTTGGATAATGCCGGATTGGTTTTGGACGAAGTGTGACACCCTGGAAGCGGTGGAGCAGATGTTTGAGATTACGAAACGTCGAGAGCCGTTATTCTGGTGGGCGGGACATGAGAATATCACCGGCGTTTTGGAGCCGTTTATTAATAAGTTTTCAATGGAACGTGGCCGCTTCATCCCTATTGAGGAGATAAGTGAAAAGAACGACAAACAAGCCAAGGCACAGGCAATCAAAGCCCGTATGTCGCAGAAGATGGTTCTATTCCCTAAGTGGGTCCCTTCATGGAACGAAGCTGAGAGTGAGTTACTTTCGTTTCCTGGCGGCTCACATGATGACTTCGTCGACGCCTTAGCGAAGCTAGGACATGGGTTGGATAAGATGTTGAAACCTATCACCGCCCCTGTCCCCGAAAAGGACATAGCTAACTACCGTTGGGTTCCTACCGTGAAAAATATCCGCGCTTCTCATAACCGTTTCGCCCGTAATCAGCGTGCGTTCGAACTAGATAAATGAAACTACGTAACTTATTTCTTTTACTTCTTTTCTTTTCCTCTGGTTGTATCACACATGAATTTGTAGGTAACTCCCCAATGGAACGAGAGCATAGGGATAACCCGGAAAATATAGTTAAGTAACATGCCCAACGACACCCTCCCAATGGAACAAGCCGGTGCGTCCTATGAACTAGGAATGTCCTCACAAGACCAACCCCCGAAGAAGGACGAGGAAAAGCTGGACGATGGGAGTGATTCGTCGTTGGCAACGAGAGCTTTTGTAAAGCGATGGCAAGAACGAGTCCGCCAGGCGAAAAGTCACTGGGAACCTGACTTCAACCGCATGCGGGAGAACATGGAATTCGTCTCCGGTCTCCAATGGAATAGCCAACGGAAAATGGACGACGACCGTTACACCGCTAACTTCACACTTCGTGCGATTAATCAAAAGGTCGCCACCCTCTACGCTCGTAACCCAAAGGTCCGTGCCGTCTCCCGTAAACGTCTAAACTTCGAATTCTGGGACGGTAAGCACGAAACAATAATGCAAGCCGTCGGCACCGCCATCATGGCTAGTCAACAAATCGGCTTCGTCCCACCCGAGGCGATGGCCCTTATGAACGATTACCAAAGAGGGAAACAATTAGAGAAAATCGTTGGTAAAGTTGGAGAAACCTTGGAGGTGCTTTACCAATACGAAATGGATAGTCAAGAACCCGACTTTAAGAGCCAAGCCAAGCAATTCGTCCGCCGAGCTTCCGTCTGTGGTGTCTCCTACATCAAAACTGCCTTCTGTCGTAACTATGAAACCAACGACCTCACGCAATCCGAAACCCGCCAGTCAACAATGGAACGGATGTTACGGGCAAAGCGAATCATGGACCGTCTCACCGAAGGCAAAATCGACCCCTCAGACGCCGATGTTGAAACGCTTAAAACATTGGTTGCATCGTTTGGTCTCGCACAAGATGACCAAGAAAACGTAGCAATGAAGGAGAAGTTGATTCTTGATTTTCCTCAGTCTACGTCGGTGATTCTCGACGAACGCTGTAGGAATATCAAGGGTTTCGTCGGCGCTCACTGGCTCGCCGAGGAGTTTATCTATCCGCTAGAGTTCGTTAATGCGATGTTTAACACGGACATAAAGGCGGGTGGCGACCTTAAACACTACTCCCCCGAAGGGAAACCTCTCGACCAGGATGCGTTAAAAGACTCCGGCAAGGACGACCCGGCGACGAAGCCGCAGGTTTGTCTTTGGCAGGTATACGACCTAGACTCGAAAAGCACCTTTGTCCTTTGTGACGGATACAAGGATTATGTCCTCGAACCAGAGGTTCTCACCCCGGCGACAAAGTCCTTCTGGGTTCACTTTCCTCTTACCTTTAATGACGTAGAAACCGAGGCCGGTTGCAAGGCGAGTATCTTCCCGCCGTCGGATGTGCAACTAATGAAGTCCATGCAGAAGGAATGGAATAGGACTCGGCAGGCTTTGCGTCAGCAAAGAAAGGCAAACGCCCCGAAGTACATGACTCCAAAGGGGAACTTATCCGAACAGGATAAGGACAAGATTGAAAATGCCGAGGACAATCAGGTTGTAGAACTAGAGAACTTACCCCCCGGCAGTGACCCCTCCAAGGTCGTCGTCCCTCTCCAAGTCGCCCGCATCGACCCCTCCGTTTATGACACCAAACCCCTCGCCGAGGATGCCCTCCTCGTCACCGGTCAACAAGAAGCTAACATCGGACCCGCTCAGCCAAACGTTACCGCTACTGTCGGAACTATTGCGGAACAATCCCGGCAGACCGTCGCCTCTTCCAACATTGACGACCTTGACGACTGTCTATCCGCCGTTGCTCGTTGCGGTGGCGAGATGCTCCTCCGTGAGATGTCTAGAGAAACTGTTGTCCGAATCGCGGGGATCGGTGCTGTCTGGCCCGAACAAGGTAGAGAAGACTTCCTAAACCAAATCGAGCTAACCATCGAAGCCGCTTCCTCCGGTCGTCCAAACAAAGCAATGGAGATAGCTAACTTTGAACGGCTCGCCCCTCTCCTTCTACAAGCCGGTGCAAACCCTCAGGCGATTATCCGTGAGGCGATTAAGAGATTAGATGACCGATTAGACCCCGAAGAGTTTTTCCCGCTCCCCGGTTTGAGTGGAGGTGCTATTGCTTCACCTCCACCTCCTGGACCATCGCGGCCAGGACAGCCTTCCGGGGGTGGGCGTTCGGGTCCCGGTGGTAATAGACAAAACCCCCGTGTTGCCAACCGTGGGCAGCAACAAACGCACCCCGCAGGTCCGCCACAGGGACTACTACCACCGGGTAACCCGAGTTAGTGTTAAAGCAATAAAGTAACACAAAAACCTATGGTCAAATGTATAAATCCCGAATCGAAGAAGTATCAAAGCCACCACTGTAACATCTGTAACGCGTGTTTTGTCCTATACCATTCATGGTATGGCTACGAAGATTTCATACCAAGCAGCGAAAGTAGTCAATACTGCCCGCATTGTGGTAACCGTAAATGGCTTTATAGACTACGTACCTGGTGGCTGTCATTCAAAGCAAAACGTCTTTTCGAGAAAAAAGTGAAACCTCTCCTAGAAGCTAGGTATAACAAGCAAGAACCGCAACTAGTTAACCTTCCTGGAGACCTACAATAAAGCAATATGTTAATATCTAAGATACTAAGATTCCCCGACAAAATAGACGGCGGTCAAACCGGCGACGACACAACCCTTGACTCCACAAAGGGTAAAACAATGGAGGAATTTGTACGTGAATCCATCGGTGCCGAAAAGAAAGAAGAAGATGGTGATGCCCAATCTTTGGGCAAGACTGAGGAGGATGATTCGGGAACTGACGGCCCTCTCGGCGAAGAGTCAACGAAGGAAAAGAACGACCGCCTCGCCGAAGGTGAGGAAGCCAAGGACGATAAAAAGGAAGAAGCAAAAAAGGGTGACGAAGAAAAGAAAGACGAAGCGAAGAAGGAAGGTGATGAAGGCGAAGAAGCAAAGAAAGACGGGGAAGAGGAAAAGGTCGCCGACGAAGAAAAGAAGAAAGACCCAATCCCCTATGAACGTTTCGAGGAGGTAAACACCAAGCTTAAGACAACGGAGGCGGAGATGGAGCGGATTAAACCCATCGCCGAACATCATGAGAAGATTGTGGAGTATTGTGATAAGTATAACATCACCCCGGACCAGTTTTCGAAGGTTCTCGAAATCCAGGCGCTTTTGAATACAAACCCCGAAGAAGCGTTGAAGCGGATTTTGCCGATTGTGGAACAGGTGCAGGGTTTCACCGGGGATAAGCTCCCGCAGGACATTCAGAAGGAAGTGGATGAAGGGACGTTAACGCTGAATAGGGCAAGAGAATTAGCGTCCCTCCGGGCGAAGCAACAATTCGGGACTAACCGTTTTGACCAGTATCAACGGAAGCAACAGTCCGAACAGCAGGCAAATTTACAACAAGGAATGACCGCTGCGATGCAGTCGTGGACGTCTGCCAAACAAGGTAGCAATCCCGACTTCAAACCGAAGGTCAACGACGCCGACCCTGATGGAGTCTACGAATTCGTCACTGACCGCTTTGTCTCCCTAATGAACAAACGGGACAAGAACCAAAACTTCGAGAACCTCGTCCGAACCCCACAAGAACTAACCGCCCTCCTCGAAAAAGCCTACGGCCAGGTTGTACGTTCTCTCGCGCCGTTGAAGAAGCCCGCAACACGTCCCGTTCTCAACTCCCGCGAAGGAGGAAAGTCCGGCGGAAAGACCTTCCGTATCGAAGATGCGAAGTCAATGAAAGAGGTTGTGGTCGCCGCTGCGGAGGGACGGATATGACCTCCCGCCGTTCATTCTTTCGCCAACTAGCTTCTGGCGTTCTTGTCGCTTCGACGCCGATGGTGTCCGTGCCGAAGATTGTAAAGCCGGTATGGAAAACCCCGACTATTCTTTGGGCTGGCTTTAGTTGGTCGGAAATCCCGTCAGCCACTATCACTACCTGGGGCGCTGACTGGTCCGAGTTTAATGAACTCGTCGAGGGATACTATCACGGCCCTCCCACTCCGGTTCCTTTAATATCCTACGTGAAACAACTTTCAGGCGTTACCGAGACTCGCCAACTCCCAGTCACACAAACTGCGACCATTGAAGACGCGATATCTTCGCTAATCTAACCTCGCACGTTAGAGATGGAACTTAGTAAAACAGGCAAAAGCAAGAGCAGTTAACATTAACGAAACAATTACCAAAACAATATGGCTACTCTTGGCTTATCAGTGGCGAACGATATCGCCAGTGCCGCTCTTATCTTCTACGTTAGGGGCAAGGCACTCTCTCAAACAACCACCGACAAACCACTCTTGAAGTGGTTACGTAGTGGTCAAAAAACCTTTCCTTCTGGCAATCTCCAGGTAAGTGAACCTATCCAAGGTGCGTACATGTCCGACAGTCCGGGCTTCCTCCAAGGTTACTCTGAGGACGATGCGATCAACTTTATGCAGGCGTCTAATCTCTTACGTGCAGTGTATAATTGGCGTGAAGTTGCCGCCTCACTAATCATCACCTGGACGGAATTGAAGAAGGACGGCATCACTATTATCGACGATTCCAAAGGCGGGAGAACCTCAGAACACGCCGATGTGGACCTCACTCGTATCACCGGCCTCTTGGAAGATCGTATGGACGATTACGGCGAGTCATACTCTCGCCAGATGAACCTGATGCTTTGGCAGGATGGTTCACAGGACGCGAAACAAGTTCCTGGTGTTCAGTCGTTGCTTACGACCACTCCCACAACCGGCTCCACCGGCGGCCTTTCTCGCTCCACCTATCAATGGTGGCAGAACCGGGTTAACACCTCGCTCGTCGCCTCCCCGGCGAACTCTTCGATGATTCTGTTCTTCAACTCGGAACTTATCCAGTTGAAGCGCTACGGTGGCAAACCCAACAAAGCCCTTTGCGGCTCGGCGTTCCTCGATGCCCTCCGCACGGAACTCGTTGCGAAAGGTTACTTCACGCAAACCGGCTTCCAAGGGGACAAAGCTACGGAACTCGGCGTCGGTGGTCTTCACATCTCCGGCCTTGGGAGGTTCGAATATGACCCCACCTTGGATCAATTGAACCTCACCAAGCGCTGCTACGTCATGGACGGTCGCCGCCTTCGCCTTCGTCCGATGGAACAGGAGGATAACAAAGTCCTCACCCCGGAACGGCCTTACCAGTATATGGTGTTCCTCAAAACCATGACCTGGACGGGTGCGTTGGAGGTTACCCAGCTCAATGCTTGTGGGGTATATTCCATCACCTAACCCTCAAACAGAAACATTTTTCCATAAGGAAATAACGAATATGAAAAAACTTTTCACCTCTATCGGCCTTGGGATTGCGTTAGCCATAACGCCAACCCTACAGGCGGCGAACTTCGTCGTCTCTTCGTTCCTCAATCCATCCGTAACCTCCCTCGTTCTTTCGAACAACGTTGGCGCTACGAACCTTAACTGGATTGCACAGAACGCCCAACAAGGGCAACAGCAGCTAGGGACGAACACCGCCGGGACTGGTATCAACGCTCCTATCGCTACCAACGCCCTCACAATGAATTGGATGATTTACACCAATTCGACCCCGGTCGCCTGGTTTGGGTTCACCTATCCAGGCTCGCAGGTGGTTATTACAAATCAGGCCGTCGCCGCCACGGCGAACACAAACGACCTGTTGTATGTGACTCAAAACACCAACAACGCGATAAACTTCTTCCAGGACGTTGTCCTGCCGCAAGACTTCTATCCCGCGTTGGTTCTCGACGCCGGTACCCCCGGCGCAGCGGGTAACACCAACAGCGTCGGCATCCTCCAGGTGGTTACGGAACAATTCACTCAAACCGGCTATGCGGTCGGCGCCGGGTCGAATATCGTGAACCTTACCTTCTCCCCAATCGCGGTTCCACCGCCATCCTTCGGGTCGACCTATGGCATCCCCGGCCTAACTATGGGAATGGACCAAACCTTCGGGGATAAGACCTGGGTGGTTACCTACACTAACGCAATCTCCACCGTCGGCGCACCGACGGTATTTAATACCCCCATTCCTCGATGGGTTCTGGGAACTCGGGGTATGCGATTGCGGAATATGTATACTGGCACTAGCACGAACGCAATAAACGTGATGAGCGTGACGGCGTCGGTTTACACTCCGTAATTGGGTTGGTGGGCGGTAGGGTTACTAAGCCGCCTACTTTTTAATCTTAACATAAAACAACTGAACGTAAAAATGAAATTAGCTACAGTAATTCTAAACCTGTCCAAAGAAGGACACCACGTTACTCGTGAACATGTCACCCCCGCCGAACTCGCCCTCCTCGTGGCGGAACACCATGTGAACGCAGGTGGCAAACCTATCGACATGGACTCCGACGAGAAGTTCGCTAAGAGGGCTATCACCGAAACCGGGGATACCGCCGTTGAGGTGGGTAAGGACGAAAAGGGAAACGCAACGAAGAAAACCGTTCCCGCTCGCTCCACCGGCGACGAGAAAAAGCGCCTCATGGGACGTTATGCCGGGAATAAGGTGAACGCTATGTTCCCCGGTGCAATGCCTCAAATGCCTTCGACCTACGAAGAAGCCTACAAACTCGGCCTCGGCACCGTCCTCCCGTCATCGAAACTGACGGAAGTGAAAATCGCCTAACGAAAAGGATTCAAAATGGCTAGTGGTACAACATTGCTAAACCTCCGTACGATGCTCCTTGCCGAGATTGGTGACTATGGCACACCCAACACCACTCGAACGGCGGAGATGAATACCTTGCTTTCGGATAAGCAGAAATGGTTAGCCTCGGAATACTCCTGGCCGTTCCTTCAACAGTTTTGGGACGTCGCCGTGAACGCCGGGTCGCAATACAACAACATGCCTGTTGTTAACGATTCGAACCTCGGCGAGTCCCTCGCTTTGGACCTTATGCGTCCGTTTTGGGTTGATGTGTTTTGGAACCAAGTTTACGACGAGATGCAATATGGGATAGGACGTGACGAATATAACTGGATGAACTTCGCCCTCGGGCAGTCCACCGACCCCATCCAGCGGTGGCGATTTAACTCCAATGTCAACGAAACCGTTCACCCAAATCAATTTGAAGTCTGGCCGGTTCCGGTCACCCCGCAAACCGTAAGGTTCACCGGCCAACGAGTAATGCTTCCCCTGGTGCAAGATACCGACACCGCCGACCTCGATGACATGCTCATCGTGATGTTCGCCGCTGGGGAATTACTCACCCGAAAGAAGCAACAGGACGGTCAACTCAAACTTGGCCTCGCAAAACAAAGACTCGAAAAACTCAAATCAGCTTACCCGGTTAGAGACCGGGATGTTATCCTCGGCGGCGGTAAACGCAATTGGCGTGAACAACGTAGGGTAGTTCCTATGGTGATCGTTGCCCATGGATAACTAAACAAAAGGATATAAAATGCCACTACTAGCCTTCACCAGTGCAGTTTTACAAAAATACGTCTCCTTCGGGCCGACGGTGGTTCGTCGGTTACACGGGACGAACAATCAATCGTCTGATGTTTGGATACAGTTACATCAGAAGCAACCGGATACCATCGCCGCGCCGTTGGCGAGTGGGAATGTTCCGGTCATTAAATCCCTATACGCCCTCGCCAACTCCCCCTTCGTATTCTCCTTCGGCGATCCTGGAATTTTCTGTAACCCGCTCATCATCGGAATGTCCACCACCGAAGCATCCTTCACCTCGGTCGCAGCTAGCGGTGGACTAGATATGACCCTCGAATACGACACCCTTTATGGAACCAACGCAAACGAAACAATCACCGGAGACACCTCAACCGGCGTCGATGCCATTAACCCTTGGACTGACTCGGTTGCCAACGCCGGTAAGCGGCTCTTACAGGTGGTTTATACTAACAACGACGGAGCTGACCGCTACCTACTATGTTCCACTGATGCCGGAGTATCCAATCTTCCTGCTTTTATCTACAAAGTAGCCACAGGAGTGACATTAACTCTCGACGGTGGATTAAACTTCCCTCAACTCATTTCCGAAGACTCCGCCTTCGCCTTTCACTACGGTTGCCGTCTCTTGCAAAGCACCACCGCTTCCGTAGCCGGGTTGACCTCCTCCGCCGCTTCTTACATCAAAGCCCTCTGGAGGTAATATGAAACTTAATACCTCCACTACAATCTTTACCGCCAGACTTGTTATCCTCCTCGCCTGTCTTGCCCATTTTTTGGGCAAGACTGAAGCTCAAGGACCATCGTTCGGGCCTTATCCTTCTAATCTAGGTACGAAGGGGACGACGATTACTAATAATAATGCGGTCAATCTTACGAACCTGGTCCAAATCCGTTCGGTAGATATTCCTCTAGGCGCGTGGACGACAAACGGGATTGACACGACGATAGGAACAACGATAACCCCAGCGAGCCTAGCGGCGGTTACGAACACAGGGGATGGCGCGATATTCTTTCACACGAACGGAACGACATTAATGACCAACACCCTCCGAACCCGCTTTTCCCTTCCTTGGGACTGGGATGCGGGGACGGTTAAGGTTGGGTTACAATGTGTTTGTAGTAGCACTAACGGAACCGGCGCTACGAACATGGTCTGGGGTGTTAGAGCTGTGGCGATTAGCGCGACGGATAATGCTACAAACCTTACTTTCGGCTCGATAGTTCGAGTCACTAATAACGTAGGCACCAACGCTTGGGTCTTTGGCCAAGAAGGGATTACCGCTAATCTTACCGTGGGCAACACCCCAACCACCGCCAAGGGGATCTTATGGGAAGTGCAACGTCAGGGCGGAGACGGTGGGGATACGGAAACAAACTCCTTCCTTTTTCTAGCTCAAGTAAGAGTGTATTATAAAACTGCGAGTATCACGAACTTCCCCACCTCATCGCCGTAATGAAACTTTCTCGAAGGCAATTTGTAAAGACAGGGGCGTTGTTCCTTCCTATGGTGGCAACGGGGCAGGATATAGTGCCGAATAGAAGAATGGCGTTTACTAAAGCTAGCACAAACGGCCTCCTAAATAGCCTGATTTCCTACTGGAAGTTCGACGTGAACGTAAGCCCGTATGCGGATTCAGTAGGCGGAAATCCGCTAACCGGGACCAGCACCTCGGCGGGTGTAGTGGCAGGTATCATCAACGGGGGACTGGATGTAAGTCTTGGAGGATCGTTCGCCAGTCATGTGGATAATTCTGACTTTTCACCAGCAGCCAACACGAGCATCTCATTTTCGTTATGGATTTCGGCAAGTAACTGGGCAGCATCACCCGGAAATGGATTTCTGCTGCTGAAAGGGGACGACGCAACGCTCAACTCTTACGAAATCTTTTCCAGCGGTGTTGGCGGTCCAATCAGGGGCCTTGTTCAGGACACTAACTCGACCTTGGCGCAAGGCAATTTTGTCGCCACTCCGACGAACAACGTATTTCACCATTTTGTTATCGTGTTTGACTCAGCGGGGCTACAGGGACGCGGGTATTATGACGGTGCATTGGCATGGTCAGGCCCGCTCACTTCCGGCAGTATGAAAATTGGCGCCCAAGTCTTTACGTTAGGGGTCAGGGCCGGCAACCCATCCATTGCGAACCTGACAATGGACGAAATGGCCATGTGGCACAAAGCACTCACCCAGACTGACGTGACCAACTTATTCAACGGTGGGGCAGCGTTGCCACTTTCGGGGTTTGCTTTGTAAAAGTAGTGTATGGACAAATTATCCGAAAACAAAGCCCAACTCGCTAATGCCCATAGAAGTCAAAACTGGGAGTTAGCCAAACTCTTATCGCAAGAAAGGGAAACGCTTAAGAAAGAAGCGAGAAGGTTTAAAAAATGTGTTGTATGCGGGGTTACATGTTCGGGTGAAAAGTGTTTGATGCATCGTAATTATCCTATTAACCGGTTAAAGTCAGACGGGAAACCATCTATCGTTTCGCTCGAAAAGACCGCTAAGTACATAGCAGAAAAACTTAGAAGGGAAAAGCTCACAGAAGAAAGGCTTAGTGCTATCATCGTGATGGTTTCTCAAAGTTATGATTTAATAGACATAGCCAAAACCCTTGGTATCGCTAGAAATAGCGTGTACTATTACATGAGGTGTTTAAAAATAAAGTTAGAGCTTAAAAACGCTAACGACCTTGCCGGGATTACCCGCTATGCGATATCTAAAGGACTAATTTCGATATGACTACTAAACAAAAAATCGCCGGTATCGGTGGGGCTTTGCTTGTGGGTGTTACATCTTACATGGCATCTTGGAAAAAGACTACCTATACCACCGCTACCTTAGCCTGGAGTGCGAGTTATCCTACTAATAGCTACGACCTATATTACGGCACCTCCACAAATTATGTAGCGAAGGTTACCACCTCACAGCTACAGTATAAACTGTTAAATCTCAAGGTCGGCACCATCTATTATTTCGCCGTATCCAATCAATGTGGTAAAACCCCCGACCTAGCCTGGAAAGCCATCACCTGGCCTACATCCGCACCCGCCCCTATCGCTTTAGCTTGGTAGGTTATGGACACCGAATTTGATCATAAAAAAGCGATTACCGAGATTGAGCATACGATTGCCCGCCTCCAGGCACCGAAGAGACTTCTCCTCGTGGACGATGATCCGGCGGATGTGGATCTAATCACCCGCATCTTAGATCGATTTCACGTTGTCACCACCGTCGCACACTCCGGCGACGAAGCTCGTGCGGAACTCTTAGTAAGTAAATTCGACCTTGTCTTTTTCGACCTCGTCATGCCGGGCCTTGACGGGCTTTCCTTTATGATGTCCAACGCTGGTCTCCATCCGGGCACTCGTTTTATCTTGGTCACCGGCTATCCTCTTAGTCCCCGTGTTGAAGCGGTACTCCGCTTAGGTTGCCTTATGCTAGCCAAGCCATTAACCCAAGAAAGTCTCGAGATATTACTACCGCTAAAACCAACAACTTCGTCATGAACCAACTAACCGTGGAACAACAACTACAATCTGTCGAGCTTAGGTTAGACAAACTTGAGGCGGGACATAGTGTCTTAGCAACAAAAGGAGAAGAGTTAAGAGTAGTATTGGGTGGTGAACAATTAACCGGGAAACCTGGAGTACTACAAAACATGCAGCGGATTTTGAACGTTCTATTCGACGAAAAGGAGGGTGCGATTCCCAGACTCACGGCGATGGAACGAAGAGAGTTGGAACGTATGGGCTGGGTGAAGGGGGCTTACTTCATGTGGCTAATACTCGGAGCAATAGTCGGAGCGTTGATAATGAAGTTCGTATTTAAGTAATAACATGAATCAAACTAATACATCTAACGGATTACAGGTACCTGGGTTGGATTACCTACCCCCTAGCTGGCAGGGACCGGCGTTAATGTTAATCGCCCTTTCACCATACATAACCCGTGCATATCACGCCCTTTCAATGGGTGGTGGGATAAAAGGCGTGATGAGCGCGATTTGGTTGGGAACCAACGTACCAAAACCAACCCCGCCACCCGCACCGGAGAATAAACAACCATGAGTATCGCACTTGCATTTTGGGTTCTAATGTTGGTCTGGCTGGTCTTCAGCCTTTACAACGGCTGGCCGCTTACGAAAGCGTCCGGCGGGATGATTCTCGAATTTGTCCTATTCGCACTGCTCGGCTGGGCGGTGTTCGGATCGGCGATACATAAATAGAAAGAAAAAACCATGAGACTGAAGATACTAATAGCCTTAACCTTGTTAAGCGTCGTCGGATGTAACGGCACGTTCATCAACGACGTTAAAAACTCCTCTAACGCTACGACGAAGCTGGTATATACTGGCTATGTCGGTTGGACGAATTACTACCAGATGGCAACAAACTCCACCACGGACCCGGCGAAGCTGGCTAACTTAGAGCAAACCCGTCTCGCCCTCAAAGCTGCTCGGCTAGACTACGCTAGTAGCGTCGGTATCCTCGACAACTGGGTCGCCCTCTACGAAACGAACGCGGTTACGAAAACCCAGGTCCAAGCCGCCCTCGATGCGACGTTAGCAAGCGGAAGTAACTTTATCTGGATTTACAACTACATCAAGGCCAACGGTCAAATTCAATAGCATATGGACGCAACACAAATCAAAGCAACGTTACAGGTGGTCATTGATGATATTAACCTACTTGGCGACTACGCCGGTATCATCGACCCCGCACTTGTCCCATTCATCGCCATCGGGAAAGCGATTGATAAACAAATTCCCGGCCTTGCCGCGTCGGTCGCGAATCTGATACAAGGCACGCCTCCATCCGACGCTGACCTTCAAGATAAGGCGCAGGAGTTAGCGGTCCTGAGTGACAAAGGAGGAATTTAACCAAAAATGACTAGCGGGATGGTTTTTAATGTGCGTTTTTTCATAGGTGTAACCGCACGCCATCTCGCTGGTCTTGCCCATTAATTGGGCGCGACTATGCCGGATAAATCTTTAGTAATTGCGAGCTTTAAGTATGGTTTGGACACGAGACGGGAGAGCCTTGCCTCTCTTCCTGGTACCTTACAGGTATGTCAAAACGCTTTTATCAACAGCGGAGGTGAGATTGAAAAGAGGAGGGCGTTTGTTCTTGTAGGAACTTTACCCGCCGGACCGAATGACGGCCTAATCCCGGTAGGTTTTCAAGACACCGATACCGGGATAATGGTGTTTAGCTTTGACACTAGCCCTGGAGGATTGCCGACGAATATTGTATGGCAGACTTTGGTATATCCGCAACATGGTGGGGTGTTACCACCGGGAACTGTTTCGACGGCGACGTATTCTACTTCCTTTAAAGGCAAAGCGTTCGTCCTTATTAACTTTGATTTCACCACAGTAACTTTCGCTTACTACAACGGAGCTAACGTTCCACAAATCACTGATGGGGATTTAACGAGTTTACAAACATTGCCGGTAATTAACACCTTAGCTACCTATCTCGCCGCTATCGTGAACCGTATCGACGGCTGGCTAGCACATGCGAATGTTACAGCACATCAGACGTCGGATTCGCTAGGGTATCACGAAATAGCTAACGCAGGGTCGGTGCTGGTGATGAGCCCACCGGGAGTGCATTTTACTCCGGTGATTGAGAATAACAATAGCGCAGCGGGGTTGTTAGGGGTTAATTTGATAGACCAGAATTACCAGGGCGTCCCGAATATAGCTGCTAGCACGACGTTTCTTCTCACCGCCGGGACGAATGGAACAATTACTATCACCGCTCCTGCGTTGGCAAATGGGTCTGGTACTGTGGCGTTAACTGGAGGAGCAATAAACTTTGACACGGATTTACCTACCACGGCGGCGGACGTGGTTACGGCGATTAATAATCTCACTTTCTCAACCGGGTATAGCGCAGCCTCGACCGGGGTGCAGATTACCATTTATGCACCGTTTTCGTTCGGGGCGGTTACGTTTAACGCTACGGTGGTAACTACGGGAGATATTACAACAGGAACTACACCGAATCCACCGCAGACTAAGCTTGTGCTATCCCTCACACCTTCCACAATTTCCGGCCAATTTGACCGTAGCGGGCAGTTTCACAAAGCTATTGTAGCAGCGGTTACGGGAAACTCAGGTACTGTTAATTTCGTATGGGTAAAGTGTAACCCGGATGGGTCTACGCCGGTCACGAACCCAAGTATCCTCGTGTTAGGATACGCGACTGGACCATCCAATACCGTCGGAGCTAGCGGGACTTACACCGGCGGAACCGGGCCGATGTTTATTGATTACTTTAAATGTACCGTTACCGACAGCGGTCCCGTTCCTGGTACGAAGTCAATAGTCTTCACCGCCTCGGTTCGATAACTTTATGCCTACAAACACATACACATACCCATTCAGCGGCGGTTCCACCGGCATTGCTGGATACGGCGACCGTTGGCTTATCTCCTTCGGCGGGACTTGGGCGATAGGAGATAAGTGGGGGTTGACTTTTACTAGCACCGCTGGGGATTATGATGTGGGAAGTATTAACTTCTTCTCTGCGTCGTTAGTGTTGAATGTTTGTATCACGTTCAACGATAGGGTGTATATCGGAGCGGGAACACAATTTAATTTTTCCGATAACGGAGATCCTACGGGATGGGAGGTTCAGAATCCTGGAGCAGGGGAAGTTGCGTATCTTTCGTATTTCGGAGGACAAGACGCGATTTGGGCTTTGTCTCAGTTACAAGGGAGGTTGGTGGTGATTGCAAGGAGAAGTATCCAAATATGGACCGTCGATGCCGACCCGGCAAACTTCGCCCTTGTGCAGGAGTTGGATAATATCGGGACAAAAGCTCCGTTAGCGGTGCAGAATTTGGGTGATTTTGACGTTGTTATCCTAGATGACACAGGCTTTCGTTCTCTTAGAACGAGAGAGGTGACGCTAAACGCGTATCCTGATGATATTGGTACGCCGATTGATTCCCTCGTGCAATCAGACATTCAATCCGTCGGAGTCACCGGAGCCTGCGCGATTGTGGACCCTTTGACGAAGACCTATATGTGTTATCTTAATGGTAAGATATACGTCTACTCCCGTTGGCCGAGTTCGAAGATTAGTGCGTGGTCGATATTCAAGCCTACTTATGAGGCTTATACGACGGTTACAGTGGGGGCGAATTATGTGGCTAGTGTTCTAACAGCTACGGTTGTTTTGAATAGCATCTACAAATGGACCCCCGGAGCGCATGAAACATCCCTCGTGAACGGGACACAGACTCTCACCGCTGCCGGGTACTTCAAGGCTCAGGGGACCTCCGTTACGATTAACGGCACAGGAGCAACGGTTACGTATACTGGATTGTTGCAACTTGTGACGGTTACTACGTTTACCCCTACAAAGTTCGTCGTTTACAACGGTATCGTCTACTGCCGAGACGCAGCGGGTCACATATTCGCCTACGGCGGTCTTAACGGTACCACCTACGACGGCACGGTCGTTACCGTCCAAACCCCCTGGATGGACGATAAGAAACCTAAAATGACGAAGCTTATCGAAGGCTATGACGCTGCTATCGCCGGTTTCTGGCATATTAAGGCCGGAGCGGACCCGACAAGCGGAACCCTCGCCACCGTATACGACGGCATCGCTCCTACTGGGAACGAAACCGCTGACTCCACCTTTGACCTTCTCGCCGTCTCCATATCCCAAACCGGCACTCACTTCCTCATCCAAGCAACCACCGACCCGACCTGGGGACAGGTCGCCACATTATCCGAACTACAAGCCCACTACAACGCAGGAGAAAAATCATAAAACCTATGCAAGGATTCATCTGGTTAGATCGAGTTAAAGACAATTCAGAAATCGCCGAATTGATAGTAAAAGCGAAAGCCGAAAACCATGGAGTATTTCTACCAACCCACACAATCAAAAAGGACGGAGAACTGGTCGGATACTTCTCCATCGGCAGTCCAGGCTATCCAGTCGTCTTTGCTTGGTTGGGTGACGTCCTCACCGCCAGAGATAGTTTTTCACTCATTAATAACGTCGAAAACCACCTCGCCTTGGCCGGAAGTTCCGGGTGTTGCTTTCCTGTTCCCCGGTCATCCCCTTTTCACGCGCTAATGGAGAATATGGGTTTCAAGCAGGCGGGGGAGTATACCTTTTACGTTAAGAAATTACAATAATATGGGATTTACACTTTACGATATTGTCAAAGGTGGGACACCGGATTACGCCGGAATGTCCCAGGCACAAGAACAACAACGGCAACAAGCAATCACTCAAGGAACGCAGAAGATTAATCAAGCGTTTAGTGGGTTTACACCGTCATTCTATCAACAGAGGGCACAGGCGTATCAGGACTTCGCCTTGCCGCAGTTGTCGCAACAGTATCAGACAAATAGGAACCAAATAGGGTTCGGCCTTGCGAATCGCGGGCTGTTATCCTCCTCCGCCGGGACGAAACAATGGAACGACCTCGGCAAGGCGATGGGTCAAGCGAAGCAGACAATCGCCGATACCGGGATCGCCCAGAGTCAGGCGTTACAGCAACAGGTACAGAACCAAGAAAGTACCCTATTGAATCAATTATACCAAAGTGCCGACCCTGCCGGTGCGGGACAGCAAGCCACGCAAACCGCCGCGAATTACGCCGCCCCTAGCGTTTACCAACCTCTCGGCAACCTTCTCGGCAGCGTAGCCAACCAATACTATTTGAGCCAACTAATCAACACCTACCGCCCTACCGGCTCCTCCCCGCAAGTAGGAGGTCCCCCTTCCTACTATTCCGGTATGGGCGGTCTACCTAATCAACCAGCTTACGGATATTAAAGGACTAAACATATGAGCTATCTAGGCGCAGCGACAAATATCGTAGGGGGTGAACTACAAGGCTGGGCAGCGGTCCTTGAAAAGCAAGCAATGAAGGACGCTTATCAGCAGGAGATTAACAAACAGAATCAGTTTCAACAACAAGCGATGGGGACTTTTGATCCGAGCAAGTCCTCAGCAGCGGCGATGATGCAGGGAGTGGGACAAGGAGCACAAGGGAGGGTACGAG